TATTCCATAGTAGCAAGAGATGATCCTTTGAATTTAATGAAATGAGTGAAAGAGATATAATATTAATATTTATTGTTTTGTTTGCTTTGTATTGGTCAACAGTATTTCCACCAAAATGGTTGCTTATAAAATAGGAGAAAAATATGTCACAAAAGAAATTACAAAAAGGTTCTCAATATGAAAAGTTTGACTTAGATAATAATGGTACAATTAGTGATGGTGAAATGGCTATGGCTCACAAAGTAGAGCAATTAGAGCACCAAAGAAATATGAATGAAAATTTAGACAAAATGATGGATCAGCAAAGATGGATATGCTGGGTATCTTCTGTTTCCTCTATATTTTTAATTGTATTGTGTTTATTACCTATTATTCCAGACAGTAGAATTGATATGTGTACAGCATTAGTTTCTACTTATGTTATAGCTAACTTGGGTATTGTATCTGTGTTTATGGGTGCAACAGCTTATTCAAAGAAAAACGGAACATCCCTAGATATAGAAAAATAAAGTTGAAAAATAATCAACACCTTTATTTGAACCTAGATGGCAAACAATACGTTTTCTGGCCAGAGCATAGAATAAAAGAATTAAATAAGAAGATGAATAATTTCGAAAGAGTAAAGCGAAAAAGAGATGAATATTTAAAAAGTTTAGAAACTAAGAAAGAATAACTTTTGCAAGCTCGTCCCATTGTTTATCTGATATATTACCTTTAGCAACCCAAGATGATATTTCTAATATTTTTTTAGTAGATGGTCTATCAAATAAAATTTTAGCATGTTTACCATTAATTAAGACTGTTAAGTCTCTAACAACTCTTATTAATATCCAAGTTTGACCTTTATTAGCTCTGTAATTTAGTGCCCAATAACATTGATTTAATTTAAAACCACTAGTAAATCTTTTTACTGGAAGTTTATGCATATATTTTAATTCTATCCAACCTGTTTTTCCTTTATGAATATAATGAATATCTGGCATTCCTTTCATAACTTTATTTTCTACACGATACATTTTTATCGGTAATTTATTCCTTACTAGTGTCCAAAAACTGCTCTCAGTCATCATTTTCCTCCATGAATAAAGATATTGGATCTTTTGTTACAATGTCTGCTATGTTCTTTTTATTTCTTAAAGCTTTAATAATTTTAGTATCTACTGATTTCCTAGTTTCTATATCTATGTATGTAACATTGTTTTTAGTGCCTATTCTATGGCAACGATCTTCGGATTGCATTCTTTGTTCTAGATCAAAACTATTAGAATAATAAATTGCATAATCAGCTGCAGTTAAGGTTAAACCGATGCCACCTGCTTGTGGTGTTCCTATAAAATATTTTACTTTAGGATTATTTTGAAATTCGCTTACTGCAAGCTCTCTGGCATCCGATGTTACGTCTCCATGATAACTTACTGCTAGATTACCAAGTTCCCTCTCTATGGCTTTTAAATCAGCTTTGAAACGTGCCCATATAATAACTTTAGAGTCTATATCACTTAGTATCTCTTTTAGAGCTTCTAATCTAGGATTTTTATCTTCTATTGGTCTTACATCTTTTTCTCCAGGAAACCAACCACAAAGTATTTGTTGAAGTCTTAATATTCTTGTAATTGCTTCTGTTGCTTCTATGACTTCTCCCTCCATTTCTGCAATAAAAGCTTTTTTCATTGTTGTATAAATTTTCTTTTGTTTGTCTGTCATTTCTACATAATGACGTTGGTATATTTTATCAGGCAGATCTAGGCAGTCTTTTTTAAGAACTCTAAAGGAGTGTCCTTCAATATTCCTAGTTAGTTCTTCAATGTTTTGATAAGAAATAACTTGCTTATTTTCGAAACCACCCATAATACAATATCTGGCTTTAAAAGAATAAAAGCTGTCATATCCTAATATTTGTGGATTAAGAAACTTAAATTGAGAATAAACATCTTCAGCACCTTTAGTAACAGGTGTACCAGTCATAATTCTTTTATATTTAGCAAATTTACCGAACTTTGTTATCATCTTTGTTCTTTTTGCTCCAGGACGTTTAATCCTAGAACTTTCATCAACAACAAGCATAACATCTCCAGAGTAAAGTATTTTATTCATAAGCTCTATTGCCTTAGAGCTAACAAAAGCTTCAACATTAAAAGTAAATATTCTTAAAGTTTCTTTAGCTCCTAAGACTTGATTGTATTGTTCTAGTTTTTGCTTACCCATACCAGAACTATAATAAAAAGATTTATAAGGACACCAATCAGGCAAATGTATTTTTATTTCATTTATCCAGTTTCTGTGTACACCATTAGGTGCAATAACAATTAAGGAAGATATTTCACCTTTTGAGTATAAATAAGCAGCATTATCTATAATGACTTTAGTTTTACCAGTGCCTTGTTCCATCAATAAAGCAAAACATTTTTTGTCTCTACACATGTAAAAAGCTTTTCTTTGATGATCAAAAGGTTTTGTTTTAAATTTAAAATCATCATTACTAGGAAGATCTGTTCCTTTCATTCTAAGGTTTTCTTCCATATCTTTTAAATTTTCTATATATTTATTAAGCTCAGGTTCAGCAGTTTCATCCCATTTAGCATCAGGAAAAAATTTATGTATTCTAGAAATATTAGCTCCTGTTGGATCAAACAATAAGTCTCTGCCAATCCATCTTTTAAATCCAGGAAGAGTAGACAGTTTTTCAAAAGTATCACCATCAAGTTTACACCTGATAATACAATACTTCCCAAAATCTGCTCTACTTATAATCATTTTATTTCTAAAACTTTTTTCCAAATTTTATCTTCAAATTTGATTTTAATATTACTAGCAAATTCATCTGCTTTAGCAATTTCATCTACAGTTGGTATCGAAATGTTATTATCTACATAAAAAACATGAACTGAAGTGTTGTAAACTAATTGTTTTTTAGTTTCAAAAAGAGCTGATTGTAAATTTTCCACTTTCTTTTCTAGCTCACTAATTTTATAATGAAGGTCTCTATTTATATAATCCATTTTATATCTCCTTTGACCAACCATTAATAACTGAATAACCTAACATATATGACAACATTCCATTTGCAGAAAAACCTTCAACAACTGTATCAAATCCAGTATTTTCTGCAGCTTTTTTTGCTTCAACAAGATCTCCAAAAACTTTATCTTCTATTGAAGAAAAAGGGATATTAACTAAACGCAATTTATAAATCATTTTTTTCCTTTCTAATTTTGCTATCGCAGACCCAGAGGTTTCGGGGAGAGAGCAACTCTCCCCATCATCAGTGCGAATTACCATTTATGTTGCATAAGAACTCGATCTATTACATCATCACAAGCTCTACTAAAATGCATATCTATTGTGTCCTCAAATACTTTAAAGTCTTTATGATCACCATCTAAAGCTTTTTTAGATTTATTATATTTATTTACAAACTCAAGTATTGTTTTTCTAAAAGCATCAGATGTTGCTTCTGAAACTTTAGTTTGAATTTCTTCTAATTGGTTCTCTGTTAATTTCATTTAATTTCCTTTCTAATTATTATACAACTAATATAACATTTCTGGTCAGAAATGTAAACCCCAAAATTAAATTATTTTAAAAAAAGATCTGTTTAATATCAATCACTTACAAACTTTTCGATCATTTCTTGAAAATTTTTTGGTCTTGGTAGTGGTGGTTTTTCTAAATAAAACTCCTCATATTTATAAGTTTTAAAACATTTAAATCCTTCACCATATATTTTATCAGACCACATTTGACACTCCTCAGGAGTGTCAAAGTGCATAACTGTTAGTAAACTATATAAAATTATCTTATTCATTTAAGCAACCAACTCAAAATCAAAAGTTAATTGTTGATCACAATTACTTGAGAATTGTGGATTTTCTACTTCGTAAAAAGCATGTACAAGTCTTTTACTCCAATGATGAGATGCATCCATCGCTCTCCATTCAGGAACCTGATTGTCTATAGTTGTCCAATCACGTGTGTCCATAACAAATACATGTCTAGTTATTTGTATAATATAAACTTTGCCTTGCTCTAAATTTTCATAAACAAATTTGCTTAGTTTTCTTTTCTTTTTAAGATTAGTCCACTTGCCTTTTATTCCTAGCTTTTTGCAAGCTGTATGAATATTAGAGTTGCTAACACCTTTACAATGTCTTTTTCCTCTAATTTTTCTAAGAGTTTGATAAGCTGGTTCATATTCTAAGCCAGCAACTGTAGCAACTGCAAAAGGTCCACACCATGTTACTCTAGGTATTCCTGTGTCGCAGTATATTATTTGTCTTGTTTTTGGGTTATGTTTTTCCATAATTTTTTCCTTTCTAATTATTCATCACCATCATCTAAGATTTTCCAGTTAAAACCATTGTCAGTCATAATCAAAACTTTACCAGTTTTTTCAGATTCAATTCTTACAGTAGCGAACTTGCCATATTTCTCAGCTAACCAAGTATTTAACTCATCAACATTATTAAGATACTCTTTATGAGATAAACTACCATCTAAATTTACTTTGTTCACTATCATGTTTTTTCCTTTCTCAACCTTATATAACTAATATAAGCATTTCTGGGGAAATGTAAACCCCATAATTAAAATTATTTAAAAAAAGATCTGTTTAAAAACAAAGGTTTATGTAAGTTTACGCCATTTATCTATTTGTAGCTTTCTAAAACCTTTATTTATTCGACCTTTTAACAAGTACCAATCTCCTATTCTTCCCTCTTCAACGATGGGTTTTCCTAATTTAGGATAATTCCATCTATCTATTCCAGCAAGTATTGGACCAGTATCATCTTCAAATTTCATATTAAGCCAGAGATTATGAGTTTCTGCTCTTCTGCCACCTCTTTTAACTAGGTTTACAGCTTCATTAAGATCTCTAAGGTTTTTCTCCATCATTTTACCGAATACAACAAATTCACCAGGATTATCAGCTTCTAGATCTTGTATATCTGTTATAGCAGTTTTTATTTTATGTGCAGCTGGATCTTTTTTGATATGACCAAATCTGCGTTCACATTCAAATATATCGTCGTAAGGTGTTTGTCCTTGGTCTAAAAGTTTTTCCTGACGAGGTGTTAAAGGTTGTTTAAGTTTTCTTCTTTCTACGATATCTTCTGCCATTTTTGGACCAATACCTTTTATTCCAATTAAGCCACCTATTAATTCACCATCTTGTACTGACCAATTTAGTTCTGATTTAAATTTATCATATGGTTTATAATTAAGTCCTTCACGTGCTACTTCTCTTAAAAGTTTAACACCTTGATCATCATCCTTAACATTTCTTAAACAAGCTGCAGCAAACTCTAATGGAAATCTACTTTTTAAAACACAACACCAATAACTAACAATTGCATAAGCAATAGCATGACTTCTATTAAATGCCATAGATCCCATTGTATTTATGTTATCCCATATCTCTCTGGATTTCTTTTCCTCTAAACCATTTTCATCTGCACCTATTTTAAATCTTTGCCAATAACGATCAAAGAACTCTTCACCTAAAGATTTACTCATTGCTCTTCTAAGTTGGTTTACTTCCTCCCAAGTAAGTTTGCCAACTTCTCTAGCTATGGTCATGACTTGTTCTTGATATACGACAATTCCATATGTAACTTTTGTTACATCTTTTACCATATCATGAATATAATAAACTTCTTCTGCACCAGTTCTTTTTTTAATGAA